GTCCTTTCCGAAGTTTGCTTTCCGCCACGCTAAAAATTCTGCCTCAGATCCGTCCGGACCGAACAGATTGCCAGGGCAAGACGTAGCTTGTCCCGTCCATCGGTGTGCGGTGATGTTCGTGTGTCTCAGCCCGTACTTGCTGAGTAGATAGCTGATCAAAGCGACGGAAGCCTTCTCTTGCTTCGCTTCGAGCCTTTCGCCGGGCATCGCCACGTGCTCAATTCCGACAGATCGGCGATTGACGTTCGGAGCGTGCCAAGCTTTGTTCAGCTCGGAGACGAGTTGGTAGATGGTGCCGTCTTTATCGATCAGATAGTGGGCGCTGGCCTCTCGTCCGCCTTGAGCGAGCGGCTTGCTCAGCGTGTCTAAGGCGCTCTGAGCGGTACGCGATACCGTGTAATGGCATACAACTAGGTTGACCTTCACACCGTTTCTGGAACTGTATTTTTGGCTTGGAAACCAACGTACTGGAGGTTTGTCGAATTCCGTGGGCTGGGGAGCTGTGTTATCCCCGGGATCGACAACACCGAGCAGGCCTCTCGCTTCTGGAATGAGCGCGATGACTTTTTGAGTGTATGCCGGATCGGTAGCATAGATCGGGCCGACATGTCGCAAAAAGCCTTCAGCCGTGCGGTTGGCTTCGTACCCTTTGTACGGCGGACGATTAATGAACGTCCAGTACCCCTCGATAAAATGTTGGATCGACTTGAAATGGCAATAGGTGTCTGATCCGTCTGAAGCAACGTATTCGACGGGCGTAGCATACGGCTTCATCTCTTCACGCCATTTGATGCCGCCGAAATTCAGGTGCTCTTTTGCAAGATTCGATGTTCCGCGACCGCTTTCCAGCAACCACTGAGCCAGGCTTGCCGTCTTTAGCTCGTCTGATTTCTTGTCGTAAAATTTATAGGCTCCGATGAGGTCTTTAAAAGTCGAGGGCGGGAGCTTTTCAGTCCCTGACTTCTCTACTTTTTTCCTAGAAAACCGCGAATCAAGAGCAAGAAAGAAACAGCGGCGTTCCACGCTCTTTCGACAGTTGCTTCGAGCTGATCGTTAGGAATATCAAATTCTTTTGCGAAGTATTCGCGTAGTGATGCGATATCTACCTCGTCAGCCTCCCAAAGCTCGCTTGGGATCTGATCGATGCCGTCGATCGCGTCTTTAGACAGCTTGAGAGCTGGCAGGATCTTCATGATATCGGCGATCGATAGCTTTCCGTCGTCAAGAGCGCCAGCCACGCCGCTTGCTAGCACGGCGACAAAGCGCAACAATTCTTTAAACTCTTTAATCTCTTTGGCCATGTGAAAACCTCAAAATTGAAATGTATGGATGCCTCACGATACCTCACTGGACGCGATAAATGCTAGCGTCTTGCTGTGAGCCTTCAGGATGTCGGCCTTGTTCCACAAGAGTTTGTCTTGTCCTTTCCAGAACGCGCGTACCATCTCACAGAAAGCCAGGTCGAGGGCTTCGCGGTTAAGCTTGACGCCGTTAATCTGGCATTTCCAGATGGGCGACGTGTTTAAGATCTTGCACGACGAGTTTGCTAGATAAATGATTTGGATGCAGTCCCATGCAGGGCCGTGAGGGCCGCAATTATAAAAATCGTAGACGGTAGAGCGCGGCGTCGAGTTGAGGACGCCAGGATAGAAGGCGTAATTGTTGACCATGAAAACGTTGCGCGGCAAGTCGTTCAGCTTTTCCATGTCAAAAGCCATAGGCTTTTCGCACAGAACACGGCCATTTCTTGCAAGCTTTATCGACAAATCGACGTGTGTTTCGGTTGGAGTTGCTACGATATAATGAGACGCTTCGGGCACCGTCTCGCCAACGTCAACAGATACGTGTGCGATACCAATAAATTTGCAGATAGCTCGGTAGCGTTTTCCCATGTTGCCACCGCCGCCAACGATACAGATACGTTGCATAGCTCGTCCTTATTGAATACAATTTGCAAATGATTTACCCATACCACTGTCGCAAATGCGATAACGAATTCGAAGTCGTAAAGCCGTTTCATGCGATTGAGTTTCCTGAGCCTTGCCCAGATTGCGGCATGCTCTCGGATGATCGCCGGATCGGTTTGCCTATGATTCAATCGGTCGAGGTCGATCCGTACTTCCACTACGGTCTCGGCAAAGTTGTGCGGACAAAAGGCGACATAAAAAACGAGCTTAAAAAGCGCGAAGATCAAGGCCGTGGGCTAATTGAGATTGGCGACGAGCCGATACATAAGATCGAAAAGAAGTTTAGTGCTGAGCGTGAAGAGAAGCGTAATAAAAGATGGGCCGAGCCTGTCGAAAAGATTTTACAGGACGTGAATCATGGCAGGTGATGAGGGCATTCCAGTACTCCAAGAGCATCAATCTGCAAAAGCCTACGGTAAAGACCAGCCACACAATTACACGCCTACCGACGCCGAAAAGAAGTTGCTTAAAGACGTCGAAAAGATTTTCGAGAAAAACCGTAAACAGCGCAACAACTATGATTCGTTCTGGATGGACGACTATAAGTTTTTCCGTGGTCGCCAGTGGTCGGACGTGCGTCCTACGTTCCGTCATTCCGAAGTGATCAACCTCGTTTTCCAGGTGATTCAATCACAGGTGCCGATCCTCACCGATAGCCGTCCGAAGTTTGAATTTGTTGCATCCGAGCCACAGGATCGCGAGTTTGCAGAATTCATGAACGAGATATCTATTGCGGACTGGCAGACAAATAATTGGTTGGCAAAGCTCACCGAAATCATTTACGACGGCCATATCTATGGTACCGGGATCGGGCATCTCTTTTGGGATCAAACCGCACGCAACGGCACCGGAGCGATCGACTTTAGTTCTGAGGAGCTGTTCTATTGCTATCCCGACGTTGAGGCCGAGGATGTCAACGTCAATTCCCGCTCATTCGTCCTGGCAAAACCTATGGAGCTATCTGAAGTACGCCGCCTCTGGCCTGAGAAAGGCAAGTACGTCACAGAAGACACCACCGATCTTTTGGACTCTACCAAAAACGATCTGAATCCTTTGCGGTTCCGCAGTCCCAAGGGCGACAAATCGCTAGTCGAAGCATCGTCGATCAAGTCAAATTCTCTCGAAAAGAAGGTCTTGGTTCAGTGGACATATTGGTTTTCTGATGATTTCTCCGATCATGAAAAGCAGGAAGAAAACGGCGAGACCGTATTCGAGCAGCGCCTTGATTTCCCTATGGGCCGTCGCTCGGTCACTGCATCTGGCGTGGTGCTTGAGGACGGGCCGAATCTCTACGATGACGGTAAATTTCCGTGGCAGCGTTTCGTCAATTATGTTTTGCCAAGAGAGTTTTGGGGAGAAGGCGAAATAGCTCAGATTCGCGGGCCTCAACGGATATTTAATAAAATCTATTCGTTTGCTCTCGACGTGATGACGCTCATGGGTAACCCAATTTGGGTGGTCGATGCCGATAGCGGTATTGATACCGATCTTTTGACCAACTCGCCTGGTCTTGTTGTCGAAAAGAATCCCGGCACCGAAGCTCGCAGGGAAACTGGCGTCCAGCTGCAACCGTTCGTCCTCCAAGTGCTAGACCGCGTGAAAGAGTACGTCGATCAGATCGCGGGCTCTCAGGACATCACGCGCGGCATCCCAACGGGCGGCGTGACGGCGGCGTCGGCAATTGCCGACTTGCAAAATGCCGCGCAAACCCGTCTAAGGCAGAAAGCGCGCAACCTTGATGCGTTCCTTCAAAACATGGGCCAGCAATACGCATCCCGCGTCATGCAATTCTACTCAGCTCCCCGGGCGTTCAACTATGTTGGAAACGATGGTGTTCGAAACTACTTCAAAGCGCACGTCGAGGACGGTGAGAACGGCGAGAAAGTAGCTGTCGTGCAACGCTTTGACGCCGACGGTAAGCCGATGGGCATGGATCAATACACTTTGCGCGGCGAATTAGACGTGAGAGTGACGACCGGAACGGCTCTACCTTTCTCGAAAGAGCAAAAGAAACAAGAGTTGCTACAGCTATTAGATCGTGGGATAATTGACGCTGAAGAATACTTTAAACAGACTGATTATCCCAACTGGGAAGTTGTTGTAGAGCGAATCCGCGAGCAACAGGCTCAACAAGCGGCGGCTCAAGCGCAGGCATCACCGGCCTGATTTTCGTTATTTTATCCAAAAACCAAAACTGAATATTTGAGGTTTGAGCATGGCAAACGACATGGGCGCTGGGCAACCACAACAACAAGAGCAAATGGCAGCGCCTGGCGAAGCTCCAGCTGAAGGCGGCGGCGGCGCTCCGAGCATGGACGCCATGGTGGTTCAGATCGACCAAGGTTTGACTACGATCGCCGATATTTTGAGTCGAGCCAATCCCGAGGCCGGCCAAGCGATGGCGGCTTTGAACGAACAATATCGACAAATCATCACTAGTGTCGTCGAGCAAGCAGGCGGCGCACCGGCCGAAGGTGCTGGCGCGCAAGCTCCCATGGACGCAACTCAAGGCGCTGGCGGCGTGCCGATGCAATTTTAATTTAGAGGCTTTTCGTTATGTCTGATCATTTAAATGCTGATGCAATTATGAGTGCGGTAGAGGCCGGAGAAGATCCGAGCCAATTAGGCGTGGGGGGAGCTGTTCAAGAGACCGCACCCGCCGCTGAAACATCGAAGCCAGCCGAGACGGTGGCCGAAAAAGCGGCCGAACAGTTTCGTAAAGAGATGGTCGTTAACGGGCAAAAGATTGAGGTCACCGATCCGTCCAAGTACGACCAGTGGGCGCAACAGGGCTACTCTTATTCACAGAAAATGGCTGAGCTAAACGAGCAAAAGGCCGAGATAGAGCGCCAGCGCCAAGAGACCGATCAGCGGCTCAACGCTTATAAAGACGTCGATCAGTATGCACGCGAGAATCCAGAATGGTGGAATCACGTCGAGGAGCGATGGCAAGGCCGCCAGTTGCACAAGATGGCACCGGAAGTGCAAGAAGCCATCAAGCCGTTTATGAGCGAATTCGTCGAAATGAAAAATTTCATGACCGAATTCCAAAAAGAGAAGATCGAAACTGAAGCGCGACGTCAAGACGAAGCTCTTCAGAATCAGGTATCGGAGCTAGGAAAACAGTATCCCGAAGTCAACTTTGGAGCAGTGGACGCCAACGGCCAGTCACTGGAATTGCAGATCTTAAAGCATGCTGAAGCGCACGGCATACCGACTTTCAGAGCTGCATTTCTCGACTACTACCAAGGCAACCTACAAAAGCTCTACGAGACCAGGGGACGAGCCGCAGTGGAGAAGGATCTTGCCGAGCGAAAGAAAGCTGGAATACTGAGCACGTCTCAAGTCCCGGCAAAATCGCCGCAAATCCAACCGCTGCAAAACTCACGGAAGAAAACGTGGGCTGATGTCGCCAAAGAGGCGGCACGCGATTTGGGACTAGGATAAAAACAAAAAACATTAGGGGGAGAAGGCCATGGCCTTGACATACGATCAGCTATCAGCCGTCACGCAAAACAAGTTTATTCCAAAGCTCGTAGATAACATTTTCGACTCCGATCCGTTGATGAAACGTGCAAAGGATAAGGGCTGGTACACCAGCGTCGATGGTGGTCTCGACATCAATCAACCGTTGCTCTATGCGGCCAACACTGCGGCGGGATCCTATAACCCTACCGACACGTTGGACACTACCGACAACGACCAAATGACAGCGGCCACCTACCAGTGGAAATTCTACTACGCGAACATTACGATCACGCGAGCAGACGAGTTGAAAAACTCCGGCGACTCTCAGATCTTGAATTTCGTCAAGCAAAAAACCATGGCCGCCGAATTGAGCTTGAAAGATAGCTTGCAAGACGGTCTCTATTCCGACGGTTCCACGGCCTCAGACGTGGGCGGTTTGGCTCTAGTGGTCGATAGTGCCAACACCGTTGGCGGCATTGACCAGAGCGCATACTCATGGTGGAGAAGCCAGGAAGATACGTCGGCTACTCTGACTCTTGCCTTGCTCCAGAGCATGTATAACACGCTGACCATCGACGGATCTAGCCCGTCTGTGATCATGGCTACTCGCGCCAACTATAACCGCTACTACGCGCTCCTTCAGCCGCAGCAACGGTTCATGGACGCCGAGACCGCCAAGGGTGGCTTTCAGTCCTTGATGTTCAACGGAACGCCGTTCATCGCTGGATCGAAAGTGCCTGCAAACCACGTGTTCATGCTCAACGAACAATTCATCAATCTTTACTACCACCCGAAAGAAGATTTCCGTTTCGAGCCGTTCATTAAGCCAACAAACCAAAACGTTCAGACAGCGAAAATCTACTGGGCCGGTAACTTTGGTACTAGCAACGCTCGACAATTGGGCAAATTCTCTTCATTCACAGCGTAATATAAGGGGTTCGATATGGCAGTTTATGATGCAAGGCTTTATACCGAAACGGTATCAGCCGTCACAGCAACTCCTTCCGTGGATGTTGGTCTCGAGCGCCGAGTCGGCGACGAGTGCTACGTCTACGTCTACAATGCTGGCAACAGCGAAATTCCTCCAAGCTACGGTGCGGTATGCTCGGCTGTGAGCGGATATTCCGTGACTATCAGCTCGACTACGTCGGTTGACCTTTGTATGGGCGTTGTCAAGCACACGACCTTGACCACTGGCACCTATGGCTGGCTCATGGTGCGCGGCTTTGCTCAAGTCGAGCTCGGTGCAAACAACTCGGCGGCGGCGGGCCAGATCTTGGCTCTTGCCGCCGACGGAACGTTTGCTCTCAAGTCAAACTCGACTGGATATCCAACGCCAGCTCTTGGAAAAACCATGGAGGCGATCACCTCCGGCGCAAGCGGTACGGCTTATATCCGAGTTTGGTAAAGGCTTCGAAGGGGTTCGATATCCTTCTCTACGCTGGGGGTTTGGGTGCTTTTGCTCAGCCCCCATTTTTTTAAAAAAGGTTTGTTAAAATGGCTGAAGAAATCGAATTGCTGTCTTATCCAAAAGAGTATCAACCCTATATCGATCGCGCTCCGGTAGCTCCAGAGCAGATGTATCGAAATAGCACGGCAAACGATAAAGCTACGATCAATTCATGGAAAAACGACTGGATCGCAAATTATAAGTCGAATCAAGAAAAGTATGGGCCGTTTTACATGCGCTCGCTAGGGGAGCTGTTCCAGGCTCACTTGCATAAGCCAGCGGTGATTATCGGCTCAGGGCCGCACCTAAAGCGAAATGCGCATTTGCTAAAAGACGCCAAAGGCATGGTGATCATCAGTTGTTTGCACAATTTCCATTTTCTGGAAGATCTAGGCGTCAACGTCGACTACTACGTGACGCTAGATGCAGGGCCGATCACAGTCGAGGAGGTAACCGAAGGTGGTGATCCTTTTAAAGACTATTGGAAGCTTACTGAGAGCAAAACTCTTTTGGCCTACGCTGCAACGCATCCTAGCCTTCTCAAAAAGTGGCGCGGCAAAGTTCTATTTTTCAATGCTCCGGTACCCGACGCGGGCATTACTGAAGCGTTGGAGAAAATCGAAAAATTCAACACGCACGTGAGCAATGGCGGCAACGTGCTGGGCGCTTGCATGTATATCGCCAAAGGCTACCTAGGGTGCAGCACGATTATCTTCACAGGAGCCTCGTTTTCGTTCGACAGCGGCAACAAATTTCACGGCTGGAATAGCAAGTATGACGCCAACGTGGGCCATGTCCTGCGCGTGCCGGACATTTTTGGGTACAAAGCCAAGACGTGGCCTTCTTACTACAATTTTGCAAACTGGTTCAACTGGGTGGCGGAGCAGGTTCCGGGCGAATACATAAATTGCACCGAAGGCGGTGTGCTCGGAGCATACGAATCTGGTAATATCAGATCAATTAAGCAAATGGATCTAAAACACTGTCTCGAACGTTTCGGGATGTCGGAACACCTTCGTGAGCAGGCGCAAAACCCTGGCACGGACAACGTCAAAATACTCTTTTAGGGGATCAGGCAATGGCATGGACTGTAACACGCGATCACACGGTTTTCGGCAACAAAGGCACCGTGCTTATCAAGCTGGTGGCCGATGCTGCTACTCAGACCGTTGAAACAGGGCTGAGTGCGGTCGATCACTACACGGTGGGCTACGGCTCTATGTCGACCACGACGGATGGGCGTCGCATCTTCATCAACTCCAACGCATCTGGCGTTGCAAGTGCTGGCGTCCTCGGATGTTCAGGTTTTACCAGCGGCGACGAGCTTTATGTCACGGTCTTCGGAAAGCGTTGAGGGAGTTTGATTCATGGGCATCGCCGGAAATATGCCGACACGTTCGGACGTAAACTCGACCTTTACCGCGCTAGGAGCTGGCGAAGAATTCATCGGTGAATGGGAGCCGGTGTTCTATTTTCCTAGTATTGTATCGGCCGTTCTGACCGATGCTCCGGGAACGATCTACATGCAATTTTCTCCGAACGGTCTTGACGTAGATAGCTCGCTATCTTATACCGTTGCGGCTAATACTAACGACGTTCACAGACTTGCCGTAACACGTGCGTTCTACCGACTACGCTACGTCAACGGTGCAATTCCGCAAACGTTCATGCGTGCTCAGTCCCTCTATGGCTTCCAAGGTTCTCTTTCTAGTCCATTTTCAGCGAGCGTGCAGCAAGATGCTGACACTTTGGTAGTACGATCTATTCCAGCCGAGCTGGATATTGCGACTGGCAAATTTCAGGGCTATGAGATCGTCAACAAGTTTGGTCGAAATGCTGACGTTGATTCTGGCACGACGCCGGAAGATATTTGGTTCGGTGGTGGGCCTTATACTGGCTTTCCGACAAGCGCCGAGATAGTGACGGTTGTATCGAGTAGTACAAGCGACACGGCGGCTGGCGATGGAGCTAGAACAATCCAACTAATTGGCCTTGATGCTAACGGCGACCTGCTAACGGAAACCGTCACTTTGAACGGCACGACGCCGGTGGATTCGGTTGGCAGCTATTGGCGTCTTAACCGGGGACTTGTGCTGACTTCCGGCGGAACGCCAACAAACAGCGTGTTCAATATTGGCAACATTACTGTTAGACAAAAAATAACTACTGCCAATATTTTTGTCGCGCTGCCCGCTGGTTTTAATCAAAGCCAAGTAGCTTGCTTCACGATACCGGCCGGTAAAACAGGCTATTTAAACGAGTTCAGAATCGACGTCAACCGCAGCAATAGCGCTGTGATTAACTATGGACTTTGGGTGCGCCAAAGCGGTCAAGCACCACGCATTGTTCGCATAGGATCGGCTACTCAAAGTGATTCCGCAGAATTCAATATTTTTGGCGGCATTGTGTTACCAGAACTGACCGATTTAGCTCTTAGAGTAACAGCGTGCAGTACGACAAACGTAGAAGTATCAGGTTCTTTTGACCTGGTTTTAATTAACGATTAAGGACTAATGTTATGCAACAGGCAAAAGTATGGAACGACAATAAATACCCGCATATTGAAAAGTATAAGGGGAAAATCATTGAAATTCAGCCTGGCAAGTACGTTGAGATGGATCGTGACGAGGCTCTTCAGTTTCAAGGGCAATTCAAAGCGCCGAAGAAGCTCGGAAACGGAGTCGATGATCCGCGTCATTTTAAGATGATTCGCGTCGATGCACCACCGGCCGAGGCCGAGTACAATCCTTTGACCAATCCTGTGACTGGCAAGGTGTGCGCGTCGCCGGAAGAGCTGAAAGCAGAGCTTGCTCAGTATAAACACCTAACGGTTGCCGACGAAGGTGAATCGACAAAGCTACGTCAAGAGCTAGCAGAAATGCGTGCGGAAATCGCCGCCATGAAGGGGACAAAAAGTGCCACAGCAAGTCCTAAAGGGTAAATACTTTGCAACCGTCTACGGGCCAGACGGCAGCGTCAAGAGCGCTGTTGAAGGGCCTAACGTGGTCTGCACCAACGGCAAGGAATTCCTAGCCAGCTTTCTATCGAGTGCGGCGGCTGGTGCCGCGACGTTTACCCAGCGCTATATCGGCGTCGGCACGGCTGTGACGGCTGAGGATGCGGCGGATACAACGCTCGGCACGGAAATAGCTCGTCAGACCGGCACGGCAAGCTATCTGAGCGGCAATATCTACCAAGTGACGGCAACGTTTGCAACCAACAGTGCGGTGGGAGCTGTGACCGAGTACGGCGTATTCTCGTCCAACACTGCGGGGACGATGCTATCGAGAGATGTGGAGGCGGCCGTCAACGTGGGGGTTTCGGATACGCTGAAAGTCGTGTGGCAATTGACATTGAGCTAAAAGGACGAACGTGGCTGAGTTGACTCAAAACATAGCAAATAGCCTGAATCTTTTTGGCGGCGCGCCGTCCAATAAGTGGGGTGATTTTCTATGGGGTCAATTCTTTTGGGGTGAAGGCAATAACGAAATTTTGCTTTCCTTCACCAAGGTCTTATCAAACGATCTCCAACTGGCCGACAACTACCAGCATGTAGGGAATTTCCTACGCAACGTCGGCGAAACCCTCGTCTTTGCCGCTGCGGTTGATCTAGTGCAAAAACAAGATCCGGCCGGATATTTTTACGTGACGCCAGACCGCACGACCGACTTTGAAGAACGCTATGTTCCCGACTGGCAAGAGCAGGCGCTACCTTCAGACGGATGGACGCCACAGACCATAACCACGAATTGGAGTGAGTCATGACGCCAGGGGAATTAGCCTCAGCCGCGCGACGGGCCTACAACGCCAACGATAGCGATCCATTTTTCTCGGATCAGCAAATCTATGAGTGGATTTATGACGCGGAAATGCAATTGGCCATGGAGGCGTTTGTCATCAAGTCGGTGCTGACAACCTCGACGGTGGTGGGCACTAGAGAATATGCTTATCCGACCAACGCGATCAAGATTCGTCGAGTAACCTACGACGGTGAAAACCTTGAGGAGATGACCTTTCGAGAAGATGACCTACTTACTGGCGCAAACGAGACCACGGCCGATACGGGCACGCCCGTAGCGTTTGTTGACTTCGATCAAGTCATTTACTTGCGACCGCTCCCCGACCAGGTCAAGACGTTGCAGATCTATTGCCACTTGCAGCCTAGTGGCATCCCTACGGCGCTCAGTGTGCTTGATACACCGGACGAGTATCATCCGTCGATCAAGACTTATATCCTGCAGCAGATGAGCGTCAAGGATAAGAACTATGAGGGCGCACGCTACTACGGCCAGCTCTGGCAGCAAGCGGTGGTCGAAGCTCGGCGGTTTGAGATGCAGAAAAAGCGCGGCTCGCGCATGCGGATCGTGCAAAACGCTGACGTCTTGCCGTCGCCGATTCTGGGGACAATTTAAATGCCAAATCGTTGGGACATAGTTTATCCAGACCGTGGTCGCCAGCTCTTTGACGGTGGTTTGAATAGCAAGTATGAGCGATCGATCATTGAGCCGAACGAATCGCCTGATTGCCAGAACGTGATATTTAGCGATGGTGCAGTGGGGACGCGAGGCGGGACGAGTCAGCTAAATACCACTTCGGTAGGCTCGTTTGCGTGTGATGGACTATTTACGCGACGAGAAGACACTGGAGCAGAAACGATGGTCGCGTTTTTCGGTGGGCTGGGTTTTACACTCGGCACGACCACGTTCACGACTCTCCCCAGTGCCCAGAGCGTGTTTACCGCAGGTGTGAGGATCGGGTCAACCCAATACCAAAATCATATTTTCTTCGGAAACGGCTTGACTTCGCCGTATAAGTATAACGGCACCGACTTCACTCGGCACGGTGTGCCGCAAGCGACAGGTACAGTTTCTGTGGTCACGGCCGGAGGAGCTGGCAGTCTCACGTCGGGCGACTATCGCTACAAGATTGCGTTTGTCAATTCGCAGGCAGTTTTTGGCGACGTCGGGACAGCTACTGTTACGATCGCGGCTGGTCTCAATACGTCAAACGATTTATCGGATATTCCCGTGGCACCGCAGTCGCATGGTGTCGCCGCAAGGCAGATCTATCGCACCGAAGCGGACGGCTCGGTCTTTAAGTTTGTCGCCGAGCTGAACGACAACACCACTACCACGTATAACGACACTTTGCCAGATGCAAGCCTAGGCGTGAACGCACCGACTGACAACGGTGAGCCGCCGAATTACTCGGTAGCCGTCTACCATCAAAACCGACTTTTTACCAACGACGCCGGAAATCTCAACTACCTCTGGTATTCCGACCTGGAAGAGCCGTATACGTTTGCCAGTACCAACTTCTTTAAAGTGGGCGACGCATCGAGTGACTTGATCCAAGGGCTGCACGTCCACCAAAATAGCGTTTATATTTTCTGTGAAACATCGACTTGGCTGCTATATATGCCGAGCACCGACGATACCGAGTGGAGCTTGATTCGTGTGGGCTCAGCCTATGGCACGCGCTCGCCGTTCGGAGCTTTCCTGTTCGGTGACCGCATTATGTTTGCCGCAGTGCAGAATTCCAAAATGGTCGGTTTCGCGTCAATCCAGGGCGCGTCAATCGATCCAACCGCGACCAGCTTGGAAAACATGGTGATCGGTAGCGAGCTGAGATCGAATCCGATCGAGCCTGATATTTTCGATATTCAGGAGGGATACCTTGGCAACCTCACTTCTATGGTGTTTAAAAATAAAGCTTATATCGCAGTAACAAAAGACAATGGATCGTTACGCAATAATTATATAATACTTTATGATTTCTCCATTCAGCGCGTTTCCAAGAGTCAAAGTGCGGTCTGGGTCATTTGGAAAGGCATCAACGCACGGTGTCTAGCGATCTACGACGGCAAGATGTATGCGGGCACTAGCCTTGATGAAGGGCTGGTCTACCAGCTCGAAACAGATAGCTACGTAGATAATGCCGCCGCGATCCAGAGCTACTTTTGGACTAAAGAGTATTCCGGTGTGCCTGGCCAAGAGAATTTTACAAAAGACTTTCGTCGCGTGAAAGTGCTGGTAGACAACGCGGGCACCTATAATATGGACGTGGGGATCAGGATCGACTCCGAAGCCACGTCTGGTGGTCTACTGTTTCCAGTGTCTCTGACTCCGGGCGGCGGCATTTGGGGTGACATGGTATGGGGTGTGGGAGTTTGGGGTGGCGGTCGCGCTCAGGACGAAAAAGAGATCTTTTTGAATGGCGTCTCAGGGCGTAGAATTCAGTTTAAGTTTACCAACCAAAATACAGCAAACCAGCGTTTCAAAGTCCATGGCCTGAATTTTTATTACAACGTGCGAGGGAAATAGACTATGGCACTATCTAGTACGCCGGACGGGCAAGAGGACGAATTTGACTTAGCCCGCAAAAGATCGAAGCAACAAGCTCAATCAAATTTGCAACAGCAGCAGCAAGCTCTCAAGCGCCGCTTTGCCGTACTCGGTACTGGTGCATCTGGAGCCAGACTGAAGGCCGAAGAGAAAGCACAGACACAATACGGCGAGCAAGTAGCGGGTGCTGAAGAACAGATCGGCACGGCTGAACGAGCTGAAAACCGCCGCGTCCGAGAAATCGGCGAAGCGCGTCAATTTGCCACGTCTGAACGGCTCGGTAGTCAAGAGTTTGCCAAAGGAGAGCGGATTGGAAGTCAAGACTTCGGCGCTCAACAGGCTGAAACTCAGCGCAAGTATCAGACCGGCGAAAGGCTTTCCAGTCAAGAGTTCAGTTCGGTTCAAGCGGATATTCAGCGTAAATATTTGACCGGCGAGAGAATCAGCTCTCAAGAGTATGCGACGGTTGAGCGCGAGGCTGGTCAGCAGTTTCAAGATGCGCAAAGGACGTATCAAGAAGCTTTTGCTAGCGGCGAGGCTGGCAAAGCGCGCGACGCAGCGAGGCAGATGTTCGACATCAAAATGGGCTTAGAAGTTAACAAGCTCGCGCAAGCACAGCAGCAATTTGCTGACACTTTCGGCGAAGAAAGACGTGTCAACGATGCGAACATTGCATTCAACGAACGCGTACTAAAGATGCAAGAAAAAGGCGGTATATTTGACAAGCTTGGTGACATCGCAAAAATTAAAGTGCCGGGGCTTGGTGATATATGGACCGACGGTGTTAAGAAAATAGGCGGCGGCGAAGTTCCCGATCCTCTAGGCACAATAAAAAGCTGGTTTTAAAAAGGAGGTATCAAATGGCTCAAATCATGCAAATCCAAGCGAACGGTGATACCGCGAGCAAACGCGATGAAAAGGCATTATTTCAGATCGGCGGCGCCATAATCGGTGGATTCGGAGGGCCTTCTGGCGCAATAGCTGGCGCGGCGGCTGGTGGAGCTGCACATGATTTTATCGGCTCCAAGGACGCCGGGGGAGCTGTTGGCTCGGCTGCTAATTTTGGCAGTGCCGCACAAGGCGTACAATCTGCCGGCA